ATGGGTCGAGCCGGCGCCATCCGAACCCGAGAAATAACGTACGACCCATTGCCGTCGCAGAAGGCATTTCACGCGTCGCCGGCGCGCTTCAAGGGGTTTTCGGGGCCGATCGGATGCGGCAAGAGCCAGGCGCTGTGCCAGGAAGCGATCCGGCTGAGCTACCTGAATCCGGGGCGCATGGGGCTGCTAGGGGCGCCAACGTATCCGATGTTGCGGGATGCCACGCAGGCGACGCTGCTGGAGCTTTTGGGGGCGAATGCGATTCCGTTCGAGCAAAACAAGGCCGAGAACACGCTGACGCTGAAGGACACGGGATCGCGAGTGCTGTTCCGGCCGGTGGACGAGTTCGAGCGGCTGCGCGGCACGAACCTGGCCTGGTTCGGACTGGACGAACTGACCTACACGCAGGAGGCGGCGTGGCTGAGGCTGGAGGGCCGACTGCGGGATCCGCGCGCGAAAAGGCTGTGCGGGTTCGCGGTGTGGACGCCCAAAGGCTACGACTGGGTCTACCGGAAGTTCCTGGCGGAGCGGGTGAGCGGGTACGAGACAGTGGTGGCGCAGCCGTTCGAGAACCGGTACCTGCTGGCGGAGATCCCGGATTTTTACGAGCGGCTGAAGGAAAGCTACGACGAGCGGTTCTACCAGCAGGAAGTGCTGGGCGAGTACCTGAACCTGACCGGCGGGACGGTCTACCAGGCGTTCTCGCGCGATAAACACGTGGCGGACCTGGAGGTGGACCCTCTGCGGCCGCTGTTGTGGACACTCGATTTCAACGTGGACCCGATGAGTTCGCTGATCGCGCAGATGGATGGAAAGCGCGTGCGGGTGCTGGACGAGATCGTGCTGCGGAACGGGACCACGCAAGAGGCCTGCGCGGAGTTTCTGGAACGGTACGAACGACATACAGGCGGCGTGGCGGTGTACGGGGACGCCTCGGGATACGCGGCGCAGACAACGGGGGGATCGGACTACCAGATGATCCGCGAGTATTTCGCGCTGCACGGGAGCACGGCGGTGCGGTACAGGGTACCGAAGGCGAATCCGGGGGTGCGGGAGAGAGTGAACCTGGTGAACGCGAAGCTGCGGTCGGCATCGGGAGAGGTCGGGCTGGTGACGGACCGGAAGTGCCGGGAGCTGATCAGAGACTTCGAACAGGTGATGTACAAGGCGGATAGCGGGCAGATCGATAAAGAGAGGGACCGCATGAGGACGCACTTGTCGGACGCGCTGGGGTATCTGCTGTGGCAGGAGTGCCGGCCCTGGGTGAGTGTCGGAGAGCGGGGGCGGCGGTTGGTGTGAGGTGGTGGGCGTGTAAACTCACCGCGGAGACGCGGAGACGCGGAGATTCGCATATCGAAAACCCGAGAGAAATCTCGGCGTCTCGGCGTCTCAGCGTTGAAAGTCAAAACCTGAGAGCACGGAGGGGGCGGAGGTCCGTGCGGCTGTCGCTGGGAGGATGTCGGGGACGGGGCACGGTTTGCGCGGCTGCGCCGCGGTTTGCGGCTTCGCCGCTGGGGGATTTATGGAGAATATCGAGCGGGAACATCCGGAGTATGCGGCACGGAAGAGGATGTGGCAGCAGTATCGGGATCTGTATCAGGGAGGGGAGCGACTGCGGGCGAATGCCGCCGAATACCTGGTCAGGAGGCATAAGGAACCGAGCGAGGTTTATCACGAGAGACTCGGACGGGTGTTCTATCAGAACTACATCGGCTCAATTATCGACTGGTACGCGGCTACGTTGATGCGGCGGGAACCGGGGCTGGCGATCGAGGGGCGCGACGCGGGGGCTAAGGCGTTCTATGGGTTGCTGGCGGAGAACGCCAATTTGCGCGGCACACGGCTGAGCGAGTTCTTCCGGCAACGGTTCATCGATGCGCTGGTGTGCGGCGCGAGCTATGTGGTGGTGGATTTTCCGCGGGCGGATCAGGCGGCGCAGAACCGGGCGGAGGAAGACGCCATGGGGCGGTCGCGGGCTTACCTGGTGGATTACGGCGCGGATGAGGTCATCAACTGGGATTACGATCCGCGGGGTGGGCTGGACTGGGCGGTGATCCGGACGTCGTGGCTGCGGCAGGCGAATGTCCAGGATGCCCGGGCGGAGAGGGAGACGCGATGGATGTATTACGATCGCGAGAATTTTCAGATCTTCCGGCGGACGGGCGAGAACGGGCGGATCGAACTGGTGGACGAAGGGCGGCACGGGCTGGCGGGACTGAAGCAGGTGCCGGTATTCGAGGTAACCATCTCGGACGGGCTGTGGCTGATGAACAAGGCGGCGCTGTTGCAGCTCGAACACTTCAACAAATCGAATGCGCTTTCGTGGGCGCTGACGATGGGGCTGTTCGCGATGCCGGTGGTGTACTCGGACCGGGAGTGGAACCAGATCGTGGGGGAGTCCTACTACATTCAACTGGGGCCGGAGGACAAGTTCGGGTGGACGGAGCCGGAGGGGAAGGTTTATCAGATCGCCGCCGATAATTTGAACCAGTTGAAAGACGAGATCTACCGGGTGTGCTACCTGATGAGCCAGGCGGGAGGGAGCGGAGCGGGGGGCGCGAGCCAGACGGCGCTGAGCAAGCAGCTCGATTTCCAGACCACCGAAGAAGTTCTGCGGGCTTACGGCGATAGCTTAAAGGGCTCGATGCGGCAGGTGCTGGGGGCTATCGCGAGGGCACGGCAGGACGGTGTAGAAATCAGCGTGACGGGCCTCGACGAGTTCGATATCCAGGACCTGGGGAGCGAACTGGACAACGCCAAGAAACTGCTGGAGCTGGGAGTGGGATCGGGAACCTTGAAAAAAGAGATCTATAAGAGACTGGCGCTGCAATACCTGTGCGACGCACGGCAGGAGATCAAGAACCAGGTGATGGACGAGATCGAGAACGGATGAGAAGGAGGGGGCGATGGAAGAGGTGGACATTCAGGGCATCGTGCGGCGGGCGATCGAGGAGTTCGTTAGCCAGGAACAGGTGAAGAACGAGCCGGCGCACAAAGCGGAGCTGCAGGAAGAACGGCGGCGACGGGAGCAACTCGAGCGCAAGCTGAACGAAGTCATCGCGGAGAACCAGCGCAACCGGCAGATCGCGGCGGAAGCCGAACGCAGCTCGGCGGTGAAGAGCGAACTGCAGCGGCTGGGGGTAGCCAAGATCGATTTGGCTTACAAGGCGGTGCAGGAAGCCGTCGAGCGGACCGAGGACGGGCGGCTGGTGGCGAAGGGGGAAACGGGCGAAGTGCCGCTGCGGGAGTACCTGACGGCCTTCGTCAACGAGAATCCGGAGCTGCTGCCGGCGCGGATCGCCGGAGGGTCGGGGACGAACGCGGCCCTGAAGGCGGCGCCGGCGGGGAGGGAGACGGTGAGCCTGGAGCAGATCCGTCCGGGTATAAGCGCGGAAGAGATGCAACGGGTGCGAGAGGAGATCGTGCGCGTGGCTTCGCAGACGCTCAGAGGGATGTAGCAGGACGAGAGAAGAGGAGAATCAATGGCAGGAGCAATCACTTCAACTAACGTCGCAAGCGCGATCGTGAAACTGGTGGCGGCGGACGCATTGCCGGTGCTGGTGGGGAACCTGGTGATGGGGAACCTGGTGAATCGCGATTATGAACCGGCACTGGCCAACGCCGGGGACACCATCAACGTAGTGATACCGCCGGTGATGTCGGCGAACAACATCGTGGACGGCACGGGCTCGGTGCAACCGCAGAATCCGACTCTGACGAGCGTACCGCTGGTGCTGAGCTCGCACGTGGAATCGACCTTCCAGCTTCCGGACGTGGTCAAGGTGCTGGCGGTGCCGGACCTGCTGAAGGTCTACATGCAGCCAGCGGTGGCGGCCATCGCGGAGAGGATCGAGAGCGATCTACTGAACCTGTACGCGGGATTCAACACGAATACAGCGGTGGGGACTCCGGGGAGCCCGCTGACGGAGGCGACCATCGACGCGGCTGAGACGGCGCTGTTCATGTCCAAGATACCGGCCAGCGAGCCGAGGTTTTTCGTGGTGAACGCGCAGGCCTACTCGGCGTGGCGGCAGATTCCGCTGTTTGAGGAATTCCAAACGGCGGGGGCGGCGGGACTGCAGACGCTGATCAACGGAACGATTGGGAAGTACAAGGACTTCTTCGTGTTCCGGTCGCAGTTCGTGCCGCAGACGGGGAGCGGCACGGTGACGACGCACAACCTGGCGTTCACGCGGGATGCAATCGGGCTGGTGATGCGGCGGCTGCCGCAACCATTGCCGGGGACCGGAGCGATCGCGGAGTATGCCGAGCTGGGGAACTTCGGCATGAGAGTGGTGATGAGCTATCAACCGAACACGCTGGCACAGCAGTTCACGGTGGACGTGCTGTACGGGTGCGGCGTGCTGCGGAGCGCGGCGGGCGTGCAGGTCAACACGTAGACGGGAATACGGGGGCATGCGGCGGCACCGCGGGACCTTCGGTCCCGGACTGGGCAGGCTAAAGCATGCCCCACCGGAGGGGATATGGATTTGAAGGCGTACTACCAGAAGATTCACGCGCAGGAAGCGACGATCGGGGAAGATTTCCCGGTGGTAGTGAGCGTGGCGGGGGACGGCAGGAAGGAAGGCGTCCCGACCGAGGTCACGCGAGCGGTGGCGGCCAGGATGATGGTGGACGGCGCGGCGCGGCTGGCGACGGCGGAGGAAGCGAAAGCCTTCCGGGCGGCGCAGGCCGAGGCGAAGCGGGCGGCGGCGGAACTCGCGGCGGTGTCCAGGGTGAAACTGGCGGTGCTGACGAAGGCGGATCTGGAAAAGCTGAAGGCGTAAGACGATGGCACTATTTGTGGACGGCCCAGTATCGTCGATTGAGGACCTGGCGGCGCAGGATTCGCAACTCCTGGATGTGGCCAGCACGGAAGGGATCGACGTTACACAGAAGATGACGCTGGCGCAGGAGGAGCTGGGATTGGAGCTGGAGATCCTGGCGCCGAGGCTGCGGCAGGCAGTGGTGGTGACGGCAGCGCTGAAGCTGTGGCACGCGTTTCGCGCGCTCGAGATGGTCTACACGGACGCTTACAACAGCCAATTGAACGACCGGTACGCGGGCAAGCAGAAGCAGTTCGGGGAGCTGGCGCGGTGGGCGCGGGACAGAGCCACGGTAATCGGCGTGGGGGTCGCGGCGGATCCGGTCGCGCGGGCGGCGACTCCGCAGGTGACGGCGACGCCGGGGAACCTGGTGGACGGGACGTATTACGTGACCATGGCGTGGGTCAATCGCGAGGGCGAGGAAGGGGCGAGCGCGGAACCGGCGGTCGAGACGATCGCGGGGAGCACGCTGGTGGTGGTACCGGGGATCGCGCCGGCGAACGCGGCGGGCTGGAACTTCTACGCGGGGAATACGCCCGATGGGATGACGCGGCAGAACACGACAGCCATCGCGGTGGAGCAGAGCTGGGTGCAGCCCGCGCCGCTGGGGACCGGGGGGACGGGGCCGGGGACAGGGCAGGAGCCGAGCTACCTGAAGGCAGTAGCGCGGGTGTTACAGAGGGGCTGATGGCGAACGGACTGGGCAGCGCGGTGACGGCCAAGGTGGCGGGCCTGCTCACCGGAACGAGCGGGGTGAACGCCAATCTGGGCGAGCTGACTTCGGCGAGCGGGACGGCGGCGTCGCTGGTGGACGCGGCGCAGATCCGGACGGGCAGCGCGGCGGCGGACCTGACGGAGCGCGCCGGCGCGGTGAAGTATCCGGCCGTGAACATCTACTGCGAGAAGCTGGTGAACTCGCTGGCCGAGAAATTCCGCAGTTTCTCGGGGACGGCGCAGATGGCGATCGAGGTGCGGCACTCGGCAGACCGGCTGGACGGCCTGCAAGACGGCCTGGAGGTGTACGTGGACGCGGTGCGGCAAGTACTGGAGGCGAGCCGCGGAAATTGGGGCAACGGAATGTTCTACGCGGGCGAGTACCAAGTTTCGTTCGGGCCGGTCAAGCACGGCGGAGCGAATTTCATCCAGACGGCCAAGACCACATTCGAGATTGGAGTGAGCCGTTAACCGCGGGGCAACCCGCGGTCCGAAGCACGCGGCGACATCCGCCTCGGGCCTCGCGGGAATCGGCTCTGGGGGAAGTTGGAGAGAGCAGGAGGTAGGGATGTCTTCATATATATCGTCGAACGCGAATCGGTTCTACACGGCGCTCGAAAGCGCGTATGGGCAAGTGGCGGCGATCACGGCGAGCAACCGGATTCCGGCGCTGAAGCTGACGGTCGAGCAGCGACAGGAAGTCACGGAGCGGAAAGACAAGACGGGAAGCCGGACGTTTCCGGGGACGCCGCCGGGGGGGCGGCTGCGAACGCAATTCGAGCTGCGGACGTACATGACAAGCTGGCAGTCGCAACCGGCGGGACCGGCGCAAGGTCCGCTATTCCAGGCGGCACTGGGGGACGCGCCGGCGATGTTCGCGGGCGGGACGGTCGAGAGATCGACGGCGGCGGGAAGACTGGGATTCGCAGCGGCACACGGGCTGACGACGGGGCAAGCGGTGACGTGCGGGGGGGAACTGCGGTTCGTCTCGGCGATCGTGGACGGGCAAACAGTGCAGCTGAACGCGCCATTCACGACGACGCCGGTGGCGGGCGCGGCAGTGGGCGCGACGGCGACATACGGGCCGGCAACGGAACTGCCGAGTGTGAGCGTGTACGACTACTGGGATCCGGCGACGGCGGTACAGAGGCTGCTGCGGGGAGCGGCGGTGAACCAATTGAACATCGTGGTGAATGGCGACTTCCACGAGTTTCATTTCAGCGGGCCGGCGCAGGACGTGGTGGACAGCAGCAGCTTCTCGGGGCAGGCCGGGGACGCGCTCCAGAGCTATCCGGCCGAGCCGGCGGCGGGCGGATTCGACTACTCGATCGTGCCGGGAAACCTGGGAGAGGCTTGGCTGGGAACCACGGCGTCGCAGTTCTTCACGATTACGAGCGCACAGGTGACCGTGAAGAACGGGCTGGACACGCGGGGGAAGGAGTTTGGCTCGCGCGTGCCGCTGGCGATCTCGCCGGGGCGGCGGACGGTGACGGCGGACCTGGAATTGTACGAGATGGACGATGGCGCGACGGCGGGGCTGTACCAGGCGGCGCGGCAGCAATCGCCGATCGAGGTGATGTTCCAGTTAGGAGCAACCGCGGGGCAACTGGTGGGTGTGTACATGGGGAGCGTGATCCCGGTGGTGCCGGAGTTCGACGATGGCGGGAACAGGCTGCAGTGGCGTTTCCGGGGGTCGCGGGCGCAGGGAACAGTGGACGATGAAATAACGGTGGCGTTCGGATGACGTACGAGAGCGAGCGGCTGGTGGATTCCAGGGTGACCGAGGGAGTGAGCTTCCGGGTAGCCCGGATGTCGTTCGGGCGGCGGATGGAACTGATGCGGCGGGTGCGGGAACTGGCGCGGAGGGTGGAATTCCTGGAGGCGGGCCAGACGGCGGGGGAACGGATGGATGCGGCGCTGGCGCGCTGCGAGATCGACCGGCTGTACGTGACGTGGGGGCTGCGGGGGGTGGCGGGGCTGGTGGTGGATGGGGTGGAAGCGACGCCCGAGATCCTGGCGGAGGCGGGCCCGGAGGGATTGTTCCGGGAAGCGCTGGCGGCGGTGCGGGCGGAAGCGGGGCTGAGCGAGGCGGAACGAAAAAACTGATCGTCGCCTTCCACTTTCAATCCGCCAACCAGGCCGGATGGAGGTGCGACGCGTGCCGGAAGAACGGCTTGGAAAAACAGCGGCGCTGTGGATGGCTGCCGGGCGAGGAGGGCCGGGAAAGCGGGCAAGCTAAAGCATGCCCCACCTCGGTGGTGTGGGCCCGTAAGGGCGTGGCGGTGGAGTGCTGTCCGAAATCGTGGATCACAGCGGAGAGCCAGGCGCGGGTAGAGGAGTTCTTCATAAGGCGAAGGCTGGGGAGTTGGGATTTCGGGGAGTTGAGTGCGCGGCAGGTGGAAGCGTTCGCGCTGCTGGAAGCGGCGCTTGCGGAAGAGAGAAAAGATGGCCAGCACAACACTAGAAGATCTTCTCGATGAGTTCGGGGCGATAGCGCCGGCAGCAGAGGCGCTGGACGGCGGCGGGACTTCCGGGGTGGCGTCGGGGGAGCCGACGAGCGAGAGCGCGAGGGCGGTGGGCAGCGGCAGCGGGGGGACTTCGGCGGGTTCGATAGCCACGACGATACTGGAGAGCGGGCTGGGGTTGGTTCCGCTGGTTGGCGAGCTGGCGGGGTTGTTCGGCGGTTCGGGCGAGACGGAGCCGCTGGAGAAATACGCGATGCCGACGCCGATCAGTTTCGAGGGCGTGGATGAGGGAAGCGGTGTTGGCGCGGCGGACTACGACCAGATGGGGATGCCCAGGCTGGATGCGGAGGACGCGGATGCGCCCGGCGACGGCGCGGTGGCGTCGAGCGGCGGGACAAGCGGCGCGGCGGGGCAGCAGATCACGGTGAACGTTCAGGCGATGGACGCGCGGTCGTTCCTGGACCGCAGCAGCGACATCGCGCAGGCGGTGCGCGCGGCGATGCTGAACATGAACTCGATTAACGACGTGGTGAACGAGCTGTGATATGGCTAGCTTCCCGGCACTCAAGACCAACGCGGTAGCGCAGTATCCGGCTACGCGGAGCTTCCTGTTCCGAAACCAGGTGTTGCGGTTCGTGGACGGGTCCGAACAGCGGTATCGGGACTCGGCGGGGCCGCTGCATCGTTGGGAGATCCGGCTGGAAGCGCTGGACGAGGGGGAAATGGCGGCCCTCGAGAGCTTCTTCGCGGATAACCAGGGGAGCTTCGCGAGCTTCGCTTTCACAGATCCATGGGACGGGGTGGTGTATACGAATTGCAGCCTGGCTAGCGATGACGCGGATCTGACGTCGGTAGGGGAGATGCGCGGGCAGACGGGGTTGACGGTGGTGGAGAACCGGGGGTGAGCGCACGGAGGCAGCGGAGCCGAGGCGGGCGCGGCGCGCTGCGGGAAGCGCGTTTTTGACGCGGAGACGCGGAGACGCGGAGTTGGGGGCCAGGGTGTCGGACATGGAGTTCGGGGCGGAGCGGTGCACTACAGGGATTCGGCGGTGAGCCGGCGAAGATCGCCGAGAAGCTCGTCCCGTGGTTTTGTACGTCTGTGAACTCTGCGTCTCGGCGTCTCCGCGCTGAAAAAGAGGACTGATGGGAATGCTGGTATATCCACAACTTGCTACGGGGGCACTGACGCAGTTTCCGGTGAGGAAGCGGCTGCAGATGCGGACTGTGACGAACCTGGCGGCGGATGGGAGCGCGGTGAAGCTGGCCGATCCGGCGGGGGAGATGACAGAGTGGAGGCTGGAGTACGCGGGGCTGACGGATGCCGAGGCGGCGGCTCTCGAAGAGTTTTTCGAGGCGGCCGAGGGAACGCTGAACGGGTTCACGTTTGTGGATCCGGTGGGGAACCTGCTCACTTACAGCGAGGAATTGGACAACGCGGCGTGGAGCGCGGATCCGATGCTGACGGTATCCGCGGGCGATCCGGGCGCGTGGCACCTGGCGAACATGGGCGAGGCGGCGCAGGGCATCACGCAGACACTGCCGTTGCCGGGCGGGTATGTGTATTGCTTGAGCGTATATTTGAAGGCCGCGCAAACGACCGCAGTGAGCCTAGTGGCGGGCGCGGGGAGCCGCGGCGTCGGCGTGGGGAACGCATGGCAGCGGTTTCAGTACACAGCGACGGTGGACGCATCGGCACAGACCACCACTTTCGGGCTGCAACTTCCGGCGGGAGCGGCGGTGGATGCGCAGGGGTTCCAAGTGGAAGCACAGCCGGGGGCCTCGGTTTACAAGGCGACGACCACGAGCGGGGTCTACGAGAACGCGCGGCTGGCGGACGACAGGCTGGCGATAACGGCGACCGGCGTGAACCACCACGCGGCGACGGTCAACATCATTCATGCAAACCATCTCTGATCTCAAAGAACAGGCGGTGACGGACACGCCGCTGGTGCTGTTCGACTGCGCGCTGGCGAACGGGCGGATGGAGCACTGGAGCACGCACGCGGTGACGGTGAACGGGAAGGCATACGCGGCGAGGGTGATGGGGCACAGCGCGTTCGATATTCAGACGGCATCGGACCAGGGCGTGGACGGGAGTCCCACGATCACGGTGACGCTGGCGAACGCAGACTCGCATTTTTCGGAGATCGAGCGGACGTGCGGGTTCAAGGGCGCGAATGTGACGGTTTCGCTGGTGTTCTACGATTTGCGGAATGGGGCGGCGCTGACGGATGCGGCGGTGGTGTTCCAGGGGATCGCGAACCCGCCCGCGGAAATCCGGGAAGCGACGCTGCGGCTGACGGCGATGAACCGCATGAGCCTGCAACGGGTGCTGCTGCCGCAGATCCGGATTCAGAGAAGATGCCCGTGGGAGTTTCCGGCGACGCTGGCGCAGCGGACGGAGGCGATGGACGGCGGGGTCAACGGGGTGTATTCGCGGTACTACCGCTGCGGGTACTCGCCGGACGTGCCGGGCGGAACGGGGAATCTGGACGGCGGCGCACCGTACACGTCGTGCGGATATACGCGGGCGGATTGCCAGGCGCGGGGCATGTGGACGCGGTTCGGCGGGCTGGAGTATCTGCCGCCATCGATCACGGTGCGGGCGTACGGGAAGGACTGGACGACCTCGGCGATGCCGACGAACCAGGGGCAATACAACGACTTCGTTCCGATGGTATACGGGACGGCGTGGTATGAGCCGCCGGTGGTGTTCGCGCGCAACGACGGGAACTTCACGCGGATGGAGGTGCTGCTGGGGATCGGGGAGATCACCGGGGTCCTCAATGTGCTGGTGAACGATTACGAAATTCCGCTGGGGCAGACCGGCGCGAACATGAGCGCGACGGGCTGGTACAACGTTCCGACACTGGGTGGGAGGGACGGCGCCTTCGACCTGAACTTCACGGACGGGAGCGGGCAGCCGGCGGGAGACCCGTACGGCAGCATGGCATACGTCTCGGTGGTGGTGCCGAACCAGATCAACAACGGAACCCACATGCCACGGGTGAAGGTGATGATCGAGGGGCTGAACGTTCCGGTGTGGGCGGCGGACGGGACATACGTGGGGTACGAGCTCTCGAGCAACCCGGCGTGGATCCTACTGGATATGCTGCGGCGCATCGGTTGGGGGATGGACGAGATCGACCTCGCCAGCTTCACGGCGGCGGCGGCTTACTGCGACCAGATGGTGGCCGGGATGGACGTGAACGGAAACGCGATCGAGCTGGCGAGGTTCGGGTGCAACCTGGTGTTGCGAAACCGGCGCAGCGCGGGAGATGTGGTGCGCGGGGTGCGCAACACAGCGCGGCTGTACCTGACTTACGGGCCGGGCGGGGTGCTGCAACTGGAGGTGGAGGGGCCGGCCGCGACGGTTTACGATTTCGGGGACGGCACAAACGGGCTTTCGGGGATTCTGAGACGCGCGAGCGGGGAGCCGAGCGTCACGGTGACATCGCGAAGCATCGCGGACACGCCCAACGACCTGACGGTGGAATTCCAGGACAGCCTGAACGGATACCAGCAGGACAGCTATGAGATGACGGACCCGGACGATATAGCGCTGGCCGGGCAGGCAGTGTCGGCGACGCTGCAGGCGCTGGGTATCGCGAATTTCGACCAGGCGGCACGGCTCTTGAAGTTCAATCTGGACAAAACGATCCAGGGGAACACGTACCTGGAGTTCGAGACGAGCGTCAAAGGGTTCGGGATCCGGCCGGGAGACCTGATCACGGTCACGTATGCGAAGGAAGGGTTCGCGCGACAGCCCTTCCGGGTGCTGAAGATTTCGCCGGTGACCAACTATCGGACGTGCACGATCACGGCACAAATTCACGACGACGCATGGTACGCGGACGATAACGGGCAGAGCGCATCGGGGAGCGGGATCACTCTGCAGAACGGCGCGGGGGTGGGCGTGCCGCGCCCGCTGGCCGGAAACAACACCGACACCAATGGCGTGGCGCAGTTCGGGGTAACGGAGGGGTCGTGGAGCGCCGCGGACGGGACCGAGCAGATTCAGGTCACGGTGAGTTTCGTGGCGCCGGGGCCGGTAGTGGCGGGCGGCCCGGGGATTCCGCTGGTGAGCCTGGCGGCGACGTTGGGGACGGGGGGGACGCTGGCCGCCGGCGTGTACTATTACGCGGTCTCGGCGTGCGACGAGACGGGAGCGGAGAGTGCGCTCTCGTTCAGCGTGCTGGCCGTGGTGGAAGACGGAGGCAGCGTAACGCTCACCGGGCTGAGTTTCACGGCGGCGGCCAGCACGTTCAACGTATACCGCGGGAATTCGCCGGCGCAGTTCATGCAGGTCGCATCCAACCAGCCGGTGGCGGCGCAGTTCATAGATACGGGGCTGACGCCGCAAGCGATCCTGCCACCGGACGCGAATTTCGATCACGCCAACTTCTATTGGCGGCGGGAACTGGTACCGGAGACGGAAGCGACGGCATACGCGGCGGCGCTGGTGGGAAACAGATTGCTGGATATGGCGGCAAACGCGTACGCCGGCATGACGGCGCGGATCACGAGGGGACCGGGGGCGGGACAGGAAGCGACCATCACGGCCAACGACGGGACGACGCTGAAGGTGTCGCCGCCGTGGGAAACGGAGCCGGGCGCGGGAAGCTACTTCACGGTTTCGGAGGCGGGGTGGACGTTCGGGGCGATGACGAGATCGAGTCCCGTAACGTTTGCGATTCCGAACCGGCCGGGGGAGACGGTGGAGATTTCCGGGCGAGCGGCCAATGTGAACGATCAGGAATGCGCGGCGGGGATCTCGCCGGTGACGCGATGGCAGATCGGCGGGGCCGGGACGTCCGATAGCGACGGGCCGCCGGCGCCCTATTTCGGTTTGAACGCAGGGGCGGGCGGCGGTACGGTCGAGCTGAGCGGGATCTCGTTCACGCTCCTGACGAACACGGAGACGATTTCGTCCGCGACGTTCACTTTGCACTACTGGGACGAGTTGCAGGGGACGCCGGCAACGACGCTGGCGAGCGGAATGGCGGCTGGCGATGGGACACTGACGCTGAACGCCGCGGGACAGGGCACGGCGGGAAGCATTCTGCAGATCGATGGCGAGGTCCTCGGAGTAACCGCGGTGAGCAACGGGGGGACGGAATACGCGGTGACACGAGGAGTCCACGGGAGCCAGGCGGCGGCGCACAACGCCGGGGCGGTGGTGTACCACCTGCTGAAACAGACCGGGATTGCGGCGTTCCCGGCGCAGTTCTTTGGAAGCCCGTACTGCGGGAGCTGGAGCGAGACGGTGACGCTGCCGGACGTGCGCGTGGCGAGCGCCGAGCTGTTCGTGACCAACCAGAAGGGCAACAGCCCGACCACCGGGATTTCGATGACGCAATTCGATGGCGGGGGGCTGCGCACGCTATCGGGCGGGCAATACACGATCCAGGTGGAGGGGTACCTGGCGGTGGACGCGATGGCCGCGCCGGCGCTGTCGGTAGAGGCGTCGCACTCGGTG